CCCCGATGTTGCGCCAGGCGTCGGCGAACGCACTGTCTACGCGCTCCAGGGCGGACTCGGTCCACTGGCCCCACTCGGACGACTTGCGCTTGTTGTCCTCGTATTCGCGGCCCAGCAGTTCCAGGGCGCGCTGGTATTCAGCGGCACGCTCTGGGTAACGCTTCATCGCATCGGTGAGCAGCTTCTGCTCGTCGGCGTATTCGCGGGTCGCTTTGCTGATCGGGTCGAGCCGGTCAAGCACCGACTGCACTTGCGCGTCGGTCTTCTTCAGCGCCTCGGCCAGTTTCTTTTCGGCCTTCTCCCGCTCCTTGATGGCGGGGTCGGCGTACTGCTCATTGAGGTTTGCCATGCCGAGCGCGAGTTCGTCGGCAGTGATGCGGCCGGCAGCGTGTGCGGCGCGCAGGCCCTCTTGAGCCTGGGACAGATCCTCCAGCCGCTTGCGCTCTGGAAGGGCGCGACTGATTACCGCGTCGATTTCCTTGATTTGTTCTTTGTAGGCGGCGGCATTCTTGCGCCCTGCCTCGGCTGCGGCTTCTTTGGCGTCAATCTCTTGCGCAACTGCCAGCAGCGCGCTTTTCTGCGCTTCGGTGAGCTTGCTCAGCTCGCCATTTTCGAGCGCATAGCGCACGCGAGCGACTTCGGACGCCTGACCATGCAGCGCGGTTGTCTGCCGGAGGCTGGCGAGCATCGAGCCGTAGGATTTGTCGAGCTGCTCGGTCGCCTTGCGCTCTTCTTTGGCTGCCTTGATCTCCTGCTGGGCATTTTGGGCGCGCAGGGATATAAACGCCGCGTCCAGGTCGCGCTGCTGAATGGATAGCTGAATGCCCTGACTCTGCCGCTCTAGCTCTTCCTCGCTCGGTCCCCAATCAAAGACCGAGCCGACATAGATGTTTCTCTTGCGCTGATTGATGGCCTGCTCGACGCCGGCCAGCTTCTCTTCCAGCGTCTCGGGGCGGCCAATGTCGAAGGCGGCGTCCCACATTTCCCGCCAGCCGGCCTTGAGGCCATTCAGGGCGCGGTCAATGTAGCCGAGGCTCTGGTCGATATCGTCGGAACGCTCCTGGGCTGCCCTGCCGTATTCCTCCATCGCCAGCTTGGCCGCGCCGAGCTTGTCGCCCTGCTGCTCAAGGGCGGCGATCTGCTTGTAGACCGAGGCGGTCAAGTAGTTGTACTGCTGGTTCAGCTTCGCGGAGGCGGCGGCGGGCTCGTCGGCCAGTGCGGCGAACTCCTTGACGGTATCGGCAACGGCTTTGCCGGTAGCTTGCTCCATCGCCATCGCAGCGGCGGCGACATTAGCGAACTGATCCGAGGCGATCTTACCGGTTGCGACGATTTCAGCCAGTGCGGCTGCGGCCTGGCGCTGGGTGCCGGAAACCTGATCCAGCGCCGAGGCGGTCTCCATCAAAACATCGACACTGGTCCCGGCAGCATTGCCGGTCATGGTCATCGCGCGATTGAAGGCCAGCGCCTCGGCTTGCCCGCCCTGGTAGGCATACACCAGCGTGCCGATGGATGCAGCCGCAATGCCAATGGCGGCCGTGAGCGGACTGATTGCGCTGATTGCTGCGCGCGCCGCTGCGCCAATGCCGCCGAACGAGTCGCGCACCTGTCCGCCCTGCTGGATGGCGACCATCCAGATCGGCATACCCGAGGCGAGCGAAGTCACCACGTCCGTCAGCTGCATCGGCAGCATCCGCATGGCCTGGCTGTATTGCTTGGCCGACAAGCCGGCAGCATTTACAGCGCCTGCGGTCGCATGGAAGCCTCGTGCGGCGCCCGCAGAGGCATTGCCCGCCGAGCTGACGGCGCTGGTCATGCTCTTGGCGGCTACCGCCGTGCTCGACAGGTTGTCGCCAAGCTGGTCAAGCCCTGCGTGAGCTTTGGCAACACTGGCGCTGATCGCTTCCATGGCGCGATCAACGGCCCGGTCGACGTTGATCAGCTCCTTGTCGATCTTGCTGGCGCTTGCGCCTACGGCCTTTTCCGCCCGAGCAAGCTCCTGGCGCAATTGCGCGGACGTGGCCTCGATGCGAATGAGCATCCCTTGAACGTCTTGGGCCATTTCACTTTTCCTCGGGCAATAAAAAACCGCCCGGAGGCGGTTGGTAAGTGCTTGTTGAGTCAGCGACTCGTAGAGTCGGCGCTGTCAGTGCTTCTCTGGCATCGCTTAGTCCAGTAGTACGAGTCAAAATAGGAGATTCCGTCCGGGCCTGGCTTAGCTAGCACCCCTTCTTCCAACTGAATATCGCCAACTTCGATGTGGCCAGCAGGAGAATAATTGAAATTTGCGGCAAATCTACGAAACCCTGTACGGCCGCCCATTGAGTTCTTGGCATTGACCGAGCCGCACAGATAGCCATAGCGAGTTTCGCCAATCGCCTGCTCCTCAACCATAAAAACGTCATCGAACAAGGCCGATCCAGGGTCTTTGAGCGCGGACGTAACCATTTCTTGGCCCTTCTCGATGGCAGTACCCTCCGAGATGGAAATCTCGCAGCCTGCCAAGGCAACCGCTGCAATGCCGGCAACTAAAAACTTTCGCATCCTTGCCCCTCCCATTCAGAAAGGGCCAATGTAGCAGACAGCCAGCATCACTTCCCAGCCGCCCGCAGCATGGCTTTCATGTCGCCCGCCTTCGTGGCGCCCTTTTTCTCATCCTCGCCGCTGCCAAATGGATTGGTGGCGCGCAGGAATTCGATTTTTGACTCGTAGGCCAGCAGCAGCTCAGGAATCGGCGTCGACCACGCCACAGCCGGAGGCCAGCCGAGCCAGCCGGTAGCCAGCCCGTAGAGGTGGTCGACGTAACTGCCGTCCTTTACTGCGCTGCTTTTGCCCGAGTCTTTTTTACGTTTCCCGGCTCGTCCTCGGCCTTAGCGTCAGACGGATTGAGCAGGGCCACGACATACGGCACGACCTGGGCGGTCACGTCCGCTACGCCTGCTCCGAACACGGCTTCGGGTACGTCCTTGGCTTCTTTGCTGGAGAGGTTCGCGCCAGCAAAGATGATGTGGCTCACGGCATCCACGCTCAGCGAGCCGAGGCCGTCGAGTGCCGGGCGCAGGCCGCCGAAACGCTGCTCGATCTTGCGGACAGCGGAGAGGGTTGGCTCCAGTTCGAATTCGTACTCGCCAACGGTCACGGTGGTTTTGCCGTAGAGGGTTTTGCTGGTCATGGGTGACTCCGAAAATCAGGGGAATGCGCGGCCCGGTTGAGCCGCGCGAGGCATTACACGGCTGGGATTTCCAGAACCTTGGTGCCGATGGCGATGTTGATGGTGGCTTTCACGATCTCGTCAGCAGAGCCAGCCGAGATGCGGCGGGACATCACCTTGCCGGAGAGGTAGAACACGTCGCCGTCCTCGAAGGTGATCTTGAAGTTGTAATCAACCGAGCCTTCGTCGGCCAGGGCAGCAGCCAGGGCAGTCTGGCCGGCGTCGGAACTGTCGAAGGCGACGGTCAGGCTCAAGCCGCCCGCGTCATAAGTGCCCTTGAACTTGCGGACGCGGCGGTCTGCCAGGGCGGTAAACGTGGCGGCGGAAACTTCGTCGCCGAACTCGCCGATGGACTCGACTTCACCGACGATGGTGTAGGTATCGGCGGCGTAGGTGGTGGCGTCAGTTGCCGGGGCTTTGGTGCCGATGGCAAACGTTGCGCCGGCTGCGGTATTTACGGGCATGGGTAGTCCTCCAAAGGACATTGGATGTAGCCGCAGGGCGGCAGGGGTTTGGGTTACTGCTGGGAAATGACTCGAACGGTCACGGAACCCTGGAAGGTCACGCCGTCAGCGTCTCGATTGGTGCTCATGCGCTCGACGCGGACCGATACGGCTCGGCCATCGCTGAGAATCAGCGGACGCTCATCGAGCGAGGCCTCAATCTCAGCATTGATGCGCTTAACCTCGGCCTGCCCTCGGTAATTGCTCCAGACGGACAGGTAAATGAATCGGTTGGCGCGCTTGCGGCCGCTGATAACGCTGGTGTTCGTGGCCTGCTCGCTGTCTATCGTGACGTATGGGTACGGTGTATCCATTGGCACGGCGTCATATACCGGCACGCTGACTTCGGCGCTCAGGCGTTGATACAGCGCCGCCTGGATGGGGATTGCGGGGTCAGCCATCTGCACTCCGTGCCGCTTTTTCGAGGGTGTCGTTGATCGCTTCCGCCAGGATTTGGCGGATGGCGTCCTTGTTCATGTCGTAGCTCGGGCGGATGAACGGGTGCGCGGCGCGGCGCGGAATATCCGGCGCGTAGCCGAAGAAGTTCTGGCCGTCCGTTTTGTTGACGGGGTTCTTGCCGGGCTTGCCGGGGGCGCCTTTGGTGCCGTACTCGACAAAGCGCAAGTAGAAGAAACGACGCATCATCTTCTTTCCGCGCACGCCGATCTGCGCATCCAGGCCCGACTTGCTGACGAATGCCGTCAACGCCCACCAGCCGGCGCCAGTGTCGCGGGGGATGAGCTGCTGCTGCGTCTCTAGCACCAGGTCCGCCGCTTTCTGCATCGCGGGGCGCAGGTCCGATTCCATCTGGTTACCGATGCGCCGGAGCACGCCGCGTAGACGGAAGTCACCCTGTATTCGGGATCGTCTAGCCATGCAGCCTCCTACGGATTCGCCACGGACGAACACAGCAGCTGCACCATGTCGCGCTCGTTGCTCGGCAGGACAGCCTCGATCCGGTAGGTAATGGCGCCATCGACCAGCCGGCGACCCGCTACGAAGTCAGCAGACGGGCGCACGCGGATCTCAGCAGACACAACAGCGGTGAGCTGCTGCGCCACATTCGAGACACGGCCCGTTGGCGTGGTGATTTCGCACCAGACCGGGCGAAGCTCTGCCCAGCCATCGACGTAACCACCCATGCCGTCTGGTGTGCGCTGCTCGGATTGTAGGCTGCAGCGGTGCCTTAGCTTGCCGGCTCTCATACGCAGGCCCACCGATGCGGCATCCATATGGATTTGGTGGCCATGGGCATCTCCGAGACGGAGACACCTACAGCGACCGATTCACGGTTGGCGTACCAGTGACCAATCAGCAGTAGCGCTCCCTGCTCGATGGCTTTGGTGATGAGTAGGTGGTTTTCCACCGTTTCGGGCAGGACCGTGACTAGCTTTCGGTTGGTCCACGCCTCGAACGCGCTGATTGCCGCGTCTGTGTACGCCTGGATCAGCGCATCTTCATCTGTGCCATCAACGCGCAGATGGCTTTTTACTAACGCGAGGTCGATCATTTTTCGGTGCCTCCCCCGCCAATGTGGCTACTTTCAGGTGATCCACTGCGACGATGGCGCAGCGGTCGGAAACTTCTTGCTCCCCAGTTTCTATGCGCACGACACGATTGCCGTCTGGCGCGAACGGGAAGGCTTGGTGAACCAGAATCTTGGGCATTGCCTACCTCCGAGAAGGAGCGCCCGAAGGCGCCCCTGTCCGGTTACACGCTGAGGGTCAGCACCTTGACCGCCTGCGAGTCGACCAACATGCCGCCGACCCTTTTCGTGGTATAGAACCCCACGTTTGGTTTGTTTGTATACGGATCGCGCAGCACGCGGGTGCCGATGCGGTCCACGATGGTGTAGGCGCGACGGAAATCACCGAAGGCGATGGCGTTCGCGTCTGCGGCCACCTCCGGCATGTCCTCGTTCTCGGTGATGCCGTAGCCCAGAATCTGCGACGGCTGGCCCGCTTCCAGGCCCGGACGCCAGAGGTAGTTGCCCTCGGTGTCCTTCATCAGGCGGATCTTGAACACGGTGGTGCCTGGCATCATCCAGCTTGCACCCGCGCGGAAGCCACGGCGCAGGGTGTAGACCATCTTGATCAGATCGTCAGCGGTGAAGTCGCCCGCCACACCGGAGTGAACTTTCTGCAGGGTGCCGAAGGCGCGCGCATCGTCGCCTGCAGTGCTCATGGCGTAAGCCAGCAGGCCTTTCGGCTTGTTCACGCCGTCACCGGACAGGAATGCCAGGCCTTCCTGCTCTGCGAACTCGCGGGCGACCTCAGCCGACAGCCAGCCTTCAGCGTCGAAGAACATGTCATCAAGGCTGGTTTGGGTGGCCTGCGGGTTGGCGTAGATCTCGCCCATGAAGGCGGAAATCTGCGCCAGGGTCGGGGTGCCGGTGGCCGGGCGTGCGGCGGTCTCGCCTACCCAGCCGGAACCAGCGCCACCGAGGTTGACCAGGCGCTTGTAGTCGGGCGTGCTGACGGTGATCTGGCTGCAGATCGAACGCATGGGCGACTCATCGCGCAGCAGTTCGATGATGGAGCGGTCCAGCTCTTCCGGCACCGCGTAACCGCCGTCTGCTTCGACAGTGGTTTGCAGGGCCTTCTGCTGGAGTTCGGCCAGGTTGTCGTCCTTGCCCTTGCGCACGAATTGCATGAATGCGTTCTTGTGCTCGGAGACGGACTTGCTGCCTGCAGCGCCGGGACGCTTGGCGTCGGCCAGTTCCTTTTCCAGGGATGATTTCAGTTCGTCCAGCTCGGACAGCTTGCCATTCAGGGTTTCGACCTGGCCAGCCAGCTTGCCTTTCTCGGATTCCAGCGCCTCGACGCGCTTGTCGTTGGTGCTTTTGAATTCGTCAAACTTCTTGCCGAGGGCTTCGGCGACTTCCTGTACGTCTTTGATATCAGCGGCCATGTGGCCTCCTTAAATGCGAGAAATGAGGGTTTTCAGGGATTCGAGCGCCTCATCTGCCGCCGCCTCTCGCGGGGTGATCGCGCTGTAGCCTTTGGCCATGAAGGCTTTGGCTTGGGAGCCGGAAAACCCAACCTCTCGAAGGGCTTTCTCGACCTTGCTTGGCGGGGGCGTTTCGCCTCGTTCAAGCAGGGATTTCACGTTGGAAATACGCGCTTCATCGTTCGCCGGGAACGTGACCAGGGAGACTTCCCACAGGTCGATATCCTTGAGAATGAAGGCGTCTTTCTGGTTGTCGTAGTCGTAGTCGTTGAGCACGTAGCCGATGGATAGGCCCGAGAGGCTGCCGGCCTTCATGTGGGCATGGGCGCGCTTGGCGAGCGGGTCATCGTCGATCAGCAGCCGGCCTTTCAGGTACAGGCCGGTTTCGTCTTCGCGCATCTCGGTGTAGATGCCGATCGGCTCGCTCATGTTGTGCTGCCACAGCAGCGCAGGCATGCGGCCCTTCTCTTTCCAGCCGGCCAGCGACTTCTGAAAGGCGCCAGGCACAATGATGTCCGAGTAAGAATCCTTGACCCCGAAAACGGAGCCGTAGCCTTCAAACTCGCCGGTATCGCTGACCGATTTAATGGTCAGCGGCATATCAAGGCGTTGCTTGGTCAGCATTTGCTGCCTCCGGGTCTGTCGTCATGTTCATTGGGGTCAGGTAAACGTCGCCGCCGTCGCGCGGATTGAGGTCTTCCAGTTCGCGGCAGTCGTTGGGGCTGAGAATCCCCCACTGAATACCTTTGCCGTAGCTCTCGTAGCGACCTTTAAGGTCGCCGCGCAGCAGTGCGCCGGCATTGAATTTGGCGTAATGGTTGGCCCGGTCCTTGTCGTTCAGCAGGCCGACGCGGATGCGGTTCTCGATGCGCGTCAGATACGGCACCAGGGCGTAGTTCACGAAGCTCAGGCCGAGGTTTTCCACGTTGTTGAACGTGGCTTTCTCCAGGCTCGCCACCAGATGCGGAGGCACCCGGAAAATCGCGCAAATTTCGTCGCGCTGCATCTTGCGAGTTTCGAGGAACTGGCTGTCTTCAGCGTTGAGGCTGATCGGCTTCCAGTTCAGGCCCATTTCCAGAATCATCGGCTTGTAGGCGTTGGCAACGCCCATGTGCTCGCCGTGGAACTGGGTTTTCAGCCGATTGAACGCTTCATCTGTCAGCGCCTGATCGGTCGCCAGCACGCCGGAGGTAACGGCGCCATTGGTGAACAGGCGGCTGCCGTGCTCTTCGGTGCTCAGGCCGAGCGCGATTGCCTGCCGGGCGTAGGCGATGGGGTTCAGCCCATGCAACCCGTCCAGGGTAAACAGGCGCACATGCCAGATTTCGTCCTGGCTCAGGGTGCGTTGCTCGCCGTTTTTGAAGGTGACTTTGTAGGAAACCGTCCAGTCGTCGTTCAGTTTCGGCGTTACGGCGCCCGGATCTATCGGCAGCAGCTCGACAACCTGTCCCAGGGCATAGACCTTGTAGGCGTAGAAGTTGCCGCGCAGGCACAGGCACGCGACCAACAACTCCCAAAACTCCTGGCTGGTCATGTAGCCGTTGGGCGCCACGCTCAGCAGGTAGTTGAGCCGGTGCGACGCCGCCGTCTCGATGCTGCGCCCTGTCTGCTTGACCAGCCGACACGGCAGCATCCCTACCGACTCGGCCAGCACGCGGACACAGCCGAAAACCGTAGTCATCTGCATGGCGCGGGTCGTTGTGACCTGCTGGCCGGTGACGGTTTCATAGCCGACGCCGAGCGCGGCAGCCAGTTTCTCGCTGGTGTCAATCACGACCGGATCGCCCTTGACGCCAAACAGGCCGCGTAGCTTGTTAATCATGCCCATCAGAGCGTCCTGATTCCGTGTTTAAGGATGTGGTCGGAGATGGTTTCGTCCGCCCGCTCGACCGAAATCGCGCGCGCCAGAGCGATGATCAAGGCGACGATGCCGTCGATCTTGTTCTCGGGCCGTTCTTTGTTGGGGTAGATGTTGTCCTTTACGTCCATCTTCGCGACGACGTTGGAGGCCATCCACGTCAGGACCGGGCAATCGCCGTGGGCCAGCTTGCGCTGGAGGATCAGCGACTCCAGCTCCTTCATGGGCTCGGAGAGGTTTTGCACCGTCTGGCGGATCTCCACCATCGGCAGCCCTTCAAGCTCCATTTCCTGAGCCAGTTGGGTGGCCTGCCATGGGTCGTACCCCACCGCCTGCAGGTCGAAGCGGCCGGCGAACTCGCGCAGATCCTCCTTGATGACCTCGAACTCGATCACCTCGCCATCGGTCAGCGTCAGCAGGCCGAGCGCGTCAAATTCGCGGTATCGGGCCGTGTTGCTATCCAGCTCCTCGATGACTCGCGCCTCGGGCAGGTAGTAGCGCCCATGGACGTGCCAGTGCGGGTCGTCGCCATGCGGCGGGAAGACCAACAGACAGCCGGCCACGTCGATTTTGCTGGCGAGGTCCAGCCCCATGAAACAGGGGCGCCTCTCCAGTTCTGCAAGACTCTTGCGTGGTGGGGCTTCCTTCCAGCGCAGCATGTTCAGCCAGGCGTTCTTGGCGCCCACCCATTCGTTCAGGTGCTTGGTCCGAAAGGTCGCCTGCTTGGTTGCCGATTGCATGGCGTCGCGCTGGCGAGCCAGCAAGAAATCCTCGCCGATCGACACGCCGAAGTTCGGGTTCGCCTTGCGCAGCGCCTCCGCACTCGTCCAGTCGTCGCCCTGGTCGATGGTGTAAAGCGCCGGCCAGAGGTCGGGGCGGTCGATTAGGCCCTCAAGCGCTCGCTCGGAGTCCATGACAAGCTGGTGGCATGGCCCGCCAATACTGGAGCCGGCCGTGGTAATCACCAGCATGACGGGCTGCTCGCGCGCGCCCATGCCCGTCTCCATTGTGTCAAACAGCGTTGAATCTTGATGTTCGTGGTATTCGTCCACGATTGAGCAGGACGGAGACGATCCGTCGCCCGGCTTGCCGATGACAGGCTCGAAGCGGCTGCCGTCTTCAAGGCGAACCATGTTCGAGGCGTTCACCTCTACGCCGAAGTGCTCGCGCAGCTCCGGGGTGCGCTCGATCATCTGCTTGGCCGGGCGGAATACTTCCCAGGCCTGCTTCTCGGTAGTCGCGCCGCTGTAGACCTCGGCGCCAAACTCGTTGTCAGCGGTGAACATGTAGATGCCCAGCCCGCCACCGATGATGCTCTTGCCGTTTTTGCGCGGAACGAAGATCAGCAGCGTTCGGTAGCGCCGGTTGCCGTCTTTCTTGCGCAGCCAGCCGAACGGCACGCACACGGAAAACAGTTGCCAGGGCTCCAGGGTGATCAGCTCACGCTTGCCAGCCCACTTTCCCTTCGTGTGCGGCAGCAGTTGCAGGAACTTAGCGACCCGCTCAGCCCTTGCGGGGTCGAACAGGTAAGGGAAATCTTCGCTTGCTACGCGGGCAAGGTCGTCTAGATGGCGCTGGCAAAGCAGCTTGATCCACTTGCATGCGACGATCTTGCCGCTGATTACCGCGCGCGCGTAGGCCTCCGCTTGCTTGACCAGCGGGAACTTGGGTTTTGCCATCGTTACAGGTCCGCGAAGGGGTTGCCCTTTGGCGCCTCTTTCTTGCCCCCGACCTTGGAGCGGTCGGCGGGGGTCATGCCGAATTTGCCGAGCAGCGCTTCGAGACGCACCAGCCTAGCGGCCGGGAACTCGACAGGATCGGCGCGGAACTGCGCGAGTAGATTGGCCGCCAGCTCCAGGCTCAGGCGGTCGGAGTCGGTCAGCACGTCGCGCGGGGCGTATTGCGCGATCTCGTTCCAGGCATGCAGGACGGCACCATTGATGTGCGGCGGCGGGGAGGACAATTCGCCGGCTGCCTCTGCGTCCTGCCGGGCGCGTTGTGGGTTTTTCTTGAACGCGCCGGTCAGCTCAAGCACGTTCGTCGGCTTGCGCGGTCTGGCCATTTTCGGAACTCGTATTTTGTGGAGATGGAAAAAGAGGGGCCGAAACGGTGTCCGTAACGGAAGGTCAGTTCTTTCGACCTCCCCCCTCCCCTGTTGCTGTGACCGCCTGCCGCGCCGTCTGCGCCTCTTTGTGGGTCTTGACCCGGTGGCAGTCGCGGTTGATAGCCCTCAGGTTGCCAGCAGCGTCTGTGCCGCCCTGAGAGAGGGGCACGATATGGTCAACTTCGTGTGCATCCTTCAGCGTGGCGGTGCGCCTGCATTCATCACACCGGCAGATGTAGCCGTCGCGCTTCATGATCTGGTCACGCAGTCGGCGCCAGGCCCTACCAGTCAACCCGGCTTTCTCGCTGCGCTTGCTGGTAGCCCACGCTTCGGCAAGATGCTTGTGCGCCTCACAGTAGCGGGCGCCTCTTACCAGTGAGCGGCATTGAGGCGCGGCGCAGGGCTTCATCGGCCTCAGTGGCATTTGCCTTGCCTCCAGTATCTCCGCGCCTCCATCCCCACCATCACAGCGACACAGGCTGCGAGGCATATCAGGATCAGGGTGGCGTGGAGGCGTTTCACTGCCGACGCCTGCGTTCGTTCCCATCCCAGTCGATAGGGTGACGCAGCACCTTGCTCATGTTCCCGCCGCAGCGCATTAGCGAGGCAGCGAGGACGGCCAGCAGCAGTACCAGCGGCCACGCCTGATAGGGAATGCGTAGATCGCCGGCCACGATGTAGATCGCAGTCGCACCGCAGCAGGCCATGATCAGCGCGGCCATGACTGACACGTCACGCCGGAACCGGGCATCGCCTCTCTGGTAGGTGAACAGGCGAACGAACATCACCAGGCAGAGGATCAGGGTTGCGTAGGTCAGAGAGTTAGCCATCTAAGCCACCATCGATGGGCGAGCGCCCTTTGCGCTTTAGGGCTGCTAGGGAGATCGTTACCACCATCAGCGATGCGCCGAATGCTGCAGGCGCTGGCATTGTGAATGGCTTGATGCCCCATGCTTCGATACCAGTGATCGCGGGCGCCAGTAGGTAGCCCATCACGAACGAGATCAGGAAGTAGGCAAGGCGCTCTGGCATCTGCAGTTCTTTGGAGCTGATGAAGTAGATCACCGAGCCACACAGCGAGCCGACAGCAGCAGCGCTATCCACTCCGGCGAGCACGCCGGCAATGCCTGCCCCGAACGCGCCGGCAACTGCGATACCGGTAGAAGTCGGTTCAGCCATAGGGAGTGTCCTGGTGTGTATCGAATTGGCCCGGCCTCACATGCGCGTGCGATCCGCCTATGAGCAAGGAGGCAGGCATGGGGC